TGGTAAATCGTAGCTTATCTTATCATAAAGACTGCGTTTTGTATGCAAATGAGATGAACCGCAGACATTTTATCGACAAGAAGTTGCAAAATGACTTTTTACTAAATACCGTCAGGTCACAGAAACGACCGTTTGCGAAGTGGATAAAATCTGAGAAAAGTGACGATTTGGAATGTATAAAGACTGTCTTTGGTTTCTCCGATACAAAAGCCCGTGAAGCGCTCCGCTTACTTAGCAAAGAACAAATCCAACAATTAAAAGAACAAACCCAAACGGGTGGATTGACTAAGAGGTAATGATGGTAGACTTGTCTAAATTTATAGAAGTCACCTTGACGGAACAGGATGATTTTTTAAAGGTAAGAGAAACACTTACCAGGATTGGCGTATCTTCCCGCAAGGAAAAAGTGTTGTACCAGTCATGCCACATTCTGCATAAGCAGGGCAGATATTATATCGTGCATTTCAAAGAGTTATTTGCGTTAGATGGAAAGCCATCTAATTTGACTGAAAATGATGTTCAAAGAAGAAACGCAATCGCAAAACTCCTAGAAGAATGGGGTCTTGTAAAGATTCTTAATCCAATTTTGATGAAAGATAATATTGCACCTTTACATCAAATAAAGATTATTTCTTTCAAAGAAAAAGATGATTGGCAACTAATCACAAAATACAATATAGGTAAAAAAACAATAGATTATTGATTTGAATATAAATATGGAAGGCGATGCCAAATGGGTCGCCGCTTTTGATAACTCGCTTAAAAGGAGAAAAAACTATGACACTAGGACGCATTTCTTTTGGTCCACTTTCCCAAACCACATTGGGTTTTGATAAGTTTTTCGATGATGTTGAAAAACTATTAAACATGGATGTTCAAAAATCAGTTTCTAATTTCCCACCACACAACATTCTTAAACTGGATGAATCTCGTTACATCGTAGAATTGGCCGTTGCAGGCTTTTCTAAAGATGAAATTGAAATCTCAGTTGAAGAAGGTACACTAACTGTGAAGGGTGAGAAAGATGAAAAAGAAAGCAATGTTCAATATCTACACAAAGGTATTGGTACAAGGTCTTTCACCAAAACACTCACTATTGCAGATACAATCGAAGTGAAAGGTGCTGAGTTCAAAGATGGTATTCTCAGAATTGGTTTAGAGGATATTATTCCTGAACACAAGAAACCACGCAAGATTTCTATTGGTGAAAATTTGAAAGAATTTAAACCACAACTTCTACAAGAGAAGTCAGCTGCGTAACCGAGTGGGGCATTTCGCCCCACTTTTTAAATTATGGAGATATTATGGTAAAGCGTGATAAAAATTTCAAACTAAACAAACAAACAAAACGATACATGGCAACTATTGTCGACCCAATTAAAAGGTCTGACTATAAAAATGCCATGATTGAAGCACAACTCGCATCTTCAGTCCCGTTTAAATCCGAAAAGAAAAATAAAAAAGAATCTGCTCAAGCATGAAGCAGAAATTTGTTGATGCCCATATGGCAGCAGCCGAAGTTTATTCTAAACTCTCATCTGCAAAAAGATTACAAGTAGGTTGTGTTGTTGTAAAAGATAACACAATCATTGGTATTGGTTATAATGGAATGCCATCTGGTTGGACAAACGACTGTGAAGATGTGATTCAACTATCCGATGACACAGTTGAATTGAAAACCAAATCAGAAGTTCTTCATGCAGAAACAAATGCTTTAGCAAAAATTGCTAAGTCAACAAACTCAAGTGAAGGTTCTTCTTTATTTGTTACACATGCACCTTGCCTTGATTGTGCCAAATTGATTTATCAATCAGGCATCAATTCTGTTTATTACAGAAACAGTTACCGAGATGAAAAAGGTATTGATTTTTTGAAACATTGTAAAGTTGAAGTGAGTAAAGTATGAAAACATTTACCTCAAAAGTAGTTGAAATATGCGATAATGGTGATGCAATCATTGAATTGCCACCTGAGTTATTAGAAGAAATGGGTTGGAAAGAAGGCGACACATTAGATATCTCCGAAAAAGATGGCAAAATAATTATTAAAAAAATCGATGAGGAAGATAGAAAAATATCATTAGACAAACCATTGTAATTAAGTTATACTATGAATAAGTAATATTAATAGTTTTTAACTTAAAGGAGATAATATGGATTTGCAGTATATTTGTATGGTGTGTGGCCATGTCCACGATGATGAAAAAGAAGGTAAGTTTGAGGAGTTGTCTGACCTCTTTACTTGTCCAGAATGTGGTTGTTTTAAAGATGAATATTATTCGATAACAAAGGAAAATTAATATGGCAAAATCAGTAAAAGGTACTCGTACCGAAGCAGCATTGAAAGAAGCATTTGCAGGTGAATCACAGGCGAATCGCCGTTATTTGTATTTCGCAAACATGGCCGATGTAGCAGGTTCACCAGATGTAGCCGCTGTGTTCCGTTCTACCGCTGAAGGTGAAACAGGTCACGCACATGGTCACATGGAATATCTATTGAGTGGTGGTGCAGGTGATCCAGGTACTGGTCTTTCGGCTGCAACAGTAGCAGAAGCATTAGAGTCCGCAATTCACGGTGAAACCCACGAATATAGCGACATGTATCCTGGTATGGCAAAGACCGCTCGTGATGAAGGTTTTGATGAGATTGCAGATTGGTTCGAAACATTGGCGAAAGCAGAACGCTCACACGCTAATAAGTTCCGTAAAACTTTAGAAGCACATAAAGCGGAACAATAAGTAAATTTAACTATAATAAATTCATGCTTTTCTCTATTGAAATTTATTGTAGTTTAGTATAATATAGAAGTGTGGAAATAATTCCACTCTTTTATAAAGGAGATTATTATGTGGACAAAACCAACTGCAACTGAAATGCGTTATGGATTCGAAGTCACAATGTATGTAATGAATCGCTAATAAATAGGAGTCCGGTCTTAATTGACCGGACTAACCTTTAGATAATGGAGTTATATGATGCTAGTATTACCTGATGATATGATTGGTCGGCCAATCGGCTTTACCTGTTCTACTTTTGACCTTCTTCATGCAGGTCATATTCTAATGCTTGCTGAGTGCAAGTCAATCTGTGATTATCTTATTGTTGGTTTGCAAACAGACCCAACAATCGATAGACCAGAAATCAAAAACAAACCAGTTCAATCAATTGTAGAAAGATATGTTCAACTTTCTGCCGTCAAATTTGTAGATGAGATTATCGTCTATGATACCGAAAAAGACCTCGAAGATTTATTAATGTTCTTGCCCATTAGCATGCGTATTTGTGGTGAAGAATATAAAGACAGAGATTTAACAGGTCGTGATATCTGTGACACCCGTGGCATTAAAACATATTACAATTCTCGCACACATCGGTTTAGTTCTTCCGAATTGAGACAAAGAACTTATCAATCTGAGTTAACAAAAAAGGTTTAATATGAGTAAAGTTTTTAGTGATGTGCAGGTCTTTATGATTGCTGCAGAACAAACTGTGTCCAGAAATAACGATGAACAAGCATTACTATATCATAGGTTAATTACAGAAGAATACAATGAGTTTTGTGCCGCTCGACTTGAGAATGATGACAAAGAGACCATTGATGCGTGTTTCGATATGATGTGGGTGATTGTTGGTTACATGTATTCAAGAGGATGGGATTGTGAAAGAATTTGGGATGAAGGCGCACTTAGTAATTTAAAAAAGATTGACACCAAAACTCGTAAAGTAATAAAGAGGGAAGATGGTAAAGTTTTGAAACCTGAAGGTTGGCAACCACCAGATTTTAGTAAGTTTGTGAAAAAATAATGTCCTTTCTCGTTCACAACTTACCTCCAATTCAATGTTTTGTTAAGAAAGAATTTCTCTATGACTTTGAAAAAGGTTTTGGTGAATATGAACCATGTATATGGATGACAATCAAATGCATTAAAGGTCAAGCATTTCGTATTGAAGCACTATTGCCTAATTACGGTGCCTTGTATGATAAACTACCTTTACATGCCTTTGTTTCTCGGCAAGATAATTTAAATAATGCATCTTTGCCTTTGGATTACTTGCAAATATGGGACTGTTTGAGTTATAATGTTACTGTAATTGAAAAGGACAACCTTCGAATGTTGAAGTGTAAGTTCCTCGACAAAGATAGAAATTGGCACTTTGGTGAGTATATGTTCACCGTAGATTTTTGCCAAAACGACCCTGGTTATCTTAATACAGGATTTTCTGAAACAGTAGAAGAACATAAGAGTTATAATTTTATTAAATTAGATAACGGACAATTTGCCGCACAACCTAACAATAAAACATTATTCTATGATGCTTCTTTGACTGTTCCAGAGTTTAAGATGCCAGATTTTAAAATAGCAACAAAGTTATATTCAGTAGAGAAATTTAATAAACACTCTGCAAGAAATAACAATGATTTTTTCTATGACTTTAAGGAAAGAAAAGAATGAACACCCGTGAAATCGCCAAGAGACTTGCAATTGAAAACAAAATGCCCCGTGCCGAAAGGTACGATTTATTCTTGCGAGAGTTTGATGATATGGTTGAAGTGATTGGTTGGATGCAAGACCCAACATGTGACATGAGAGACTTTCAAGGGAGAGAAATGCTCTTTCCAAAACGATGGGTGACCATCGGAGTTGTACCTGCGGAGACAAAAGTTAATGTATAGAGTTTCATACTACATGACTGGCAATACTGTTGCATTTAGAGAATTTGAAACTTTCGCTGAAGCAATAGATTTTTCAAATAAACAACCGATTAATTCGGTGATAGAGATTAAAAAATATGACAATAAAACTTATAACATTCAAAACGAATCATACGATCCTAGGTGATGCTGATGAACAATTGAGTAATAAATTGTTCAATGATTTCAAAATTAAAAAACCTGTTCAGGTTGTTGTTCAACCAACGAAAGAAGGACCTATGATGGGTTTCGCACCTTTCTTAGATTATGCCGAAGAATTTGCATCAGGTATTGAACTGAATAAAGCGGATGTATTATGTGTTACTACACCTAGCCGTGAATTAGAAAATCAATACAATCAAGTATTCGGTTCTGGCATTCAAATTGCCTCTGCAATTCCAAAAGTATGATATACTATTTGAATGAGTAAATACTACACGAATGTTGCCGTTCAAGGCAACAACATTCTTTTCAGAGGTGTTAAAAACGGCAGGCGAGTAAAGATGAAAATTCAATACTCGCCTACTTTGTTTTTGCCATCCAAGAAAACATCTGAATGGAAAACACTATTTAATGAAAACTTAGAACCAATGAAGTTCGGAGATATCCGTGATGCTCGTGATTTTGTTCGCAAGTATGATGGTGTCGAGAACTTTAAAATCTATGGCAACGACCGATTTGAATATGCGTTTATCGCAGATGAATTTGTGGGTCAAATTGATTGGGACTTGCAATACATTCATGTTGCTATTATTGATATTGAGGTTGGTTCAGAGAATGGTTTTCCAGACCCATACAAAGCCACAGAACCTATTACTGCTATCGCCATCAAAAAACTAGGCGGTGATGTTACAGTCTATGGTTGTGGTGACTATGAAGTAAAAGGTAGTGAAACATATATTAAATGTGATAGTGAATCTGACCTTTGTAAAAAGTTTTTAAAAGATTGGCAAGAAAATTGTCCAGATGTAATTACTGGTTGGAATATTGACTTTTTTGATGTGCCATATCTTGTCAATCGAATCAGAAGTGTTCTTGGTGAAGATGAGGTTAAGAAACTTTCACCATGGAATTATTTGTGGGAAAGAAAAGTAACAATTAATGGTCGTGAGTTGACACAATACAACATTGGTGGCGTTTCTGCACTTGATTACATTGAACTGTATAAGTGGTATGCGCCTGGTGGTAAATCACAAGAATCATACAAGTTGGATAATATCGCCAATGTTGAACTAGGTGAGAGTAAACTTTCATATGATGAATATGACAACCTTCATCAATTGTATAAACTCAACTATCAAAAATTTATCGAATATAATATCAAAGATGTGGAACTTATCGTTAAACTAGAAGATAAGTTAAAACTCCTTGAATTGGCATTAACTCTTGCATACGACACAAAGACAAACTTTGAAGATGTATTTGCACAAACTCGTATGTGGGATGCCCTAATCTACAATCATCTTTTTGCGAAGAAGATTGTTGTACCACCAAAAGTAGTTCAACGAAAGAACTCTGCGTTTGAAGGTGCGTATGTTAAAGAACCACAAGTTGGTATGCACCGTTATGTTGCATCATTCGACTTAGATTCTCTATATCCACATTTAATGATGCAGTATAATATTTCACCAGAAACTCTTATTGAGCCTGACAATTACACACCAGAAATGAAACAAATTCTTTCGCAAAGTGTAACTGTCGATAGATTATTGTCATCAGAAATTGATACTTCAAAACTAAAAGATGCCGCACTAACACCGAATGGTCAGTTTTTCAGAACAGACTTGCAAGGTTTTCTTCCTAAAATGATGGAAGAAATGTATGAGGATCGAAAGAAGTTTAAGAACATGATGTTGAAGGCAAAACAAGATTATGTAAATGAAAAAGATGAAACAAAGAAGAACGAAATTGGTAAACTTGTTGCACGATATAATAATCTGCAACTTGCAAAGAAAGTATCACTAAACTCCGCTTATGGTGCTCTTGGTTCACAATACTTTCGATTCTATGACCTGCGCCAAGCGTTGGCAGTTACTATGGCAGGTCAGCTTTCAATTCGTTGGATTGAAAATAAAATCAACGCTTACATGAACAAACTATTGAAAACGGAGAATGAAGATTATGTTATCGCCTCAGACACAGATTCGATATATCTCTGCCTTGGTAACCTTGTTGATAAAGTGTATAAGGAAAAACCGGATACTCTCCGAATCATCGAATTCATGGATAAAGTCTGTGAAGAAAAGATACAACCTTATATTAACCAAGGTTATCAGGAACTTGCTTTATATGTCCATGCGTATGCCCAAAAAATGAAAATGAAGCGTGAAGCGCTCTCAGACAAAGGCATTTGGACTGCAAAGAAAAGATATATCTTAAATGTTTACAATAACGAAGGTGTTCAGTATAATGAACCAGACATGAAGGTGATGGGACTTGAGATGGTTAAAAGTTCCACACCCTCTGTCATTCGTGAGAAGATGAAAGAAACAATTAAATTAATTGTTCGTTCTACCGAATCGGATGTTCAAGAATTTATTGAAAAATTCAAAAATGAATTTAAGAGTTTACCTCCAGAAGAAGTTGCGTTTCCCCGTGGCATTAATGGTCTCAAAGATTATTCTGATTCTGCAAATCTCTACAAAAAAGGCACACCAATTCATGTGCGAGGTGCGATTCTTTACAATTACATGATGAAAGAAAAGAATTTAACTAAATCATATCCTTTAATTCAAGAAGGTGAGAAGTTGAAATTCACATATCTTAAAACGCCAAATCCTTTGAAAGAAGATGTTATTTCTTTCCCTGTTAGATTACCAAAAGAGTTTGGTTTGCATGAGTATGTAAATTATGATTTGCAATTTGAAAAAGCATTTATTGAACCAATCAAAGTTATTTTAAATTGTATTGGTTGGCAAACTGAAAAAATTAGTTCGTTGGAGAGTTTCTTTGGCTGATATTCGTATAATCAAAACGGGCATCAATGTTTCTAAAATTTTAAAACAACT